CGTATAAGATCTTATCTTATTTGTTTCAGGGCTATGCAATACATTAGCATAGCAATGAGCTAATGGGCTTTTGTTTGGATCTCTCATTTTTTATCTAGTTTTTTCATTGCTTTATTCCTAGCACACTTCATTTTCTTTGCGTACGTAGGATTTTTCTTACGATTAAATACTATTTGCTGGTTTAAACTACCAACTATTTTCTTCTTATTTCCTTTACGACTTTTAATAAGCCAGTCAGCTAAAGCATCACAAGATAAATCTCTAAACTTACCTTTAGCATCTGGCGCGTCAGAGTCTTTCCACTCAGGTCTTTTTTTTGCCATGTCCACAGTTTTGCATGTTAATAAACCAGTTAGCTAACTGCACATCTCGCTTAGTAGCTTCTTTACGTGACTTAAGTTTTTTAACCTTACTACAAGTAACATCACCTCCGTATAGTTTATTTATACGAGCTTTTAAAACTCCTCTATACGCTTTAGCCATTACTTCTTTTTCTTCTTACCCATTTTACCAGGTCCACCAGCCTTAGTACAACGAACACCCCAACCCGAGGCATAAGCGCTAGGCCATACTTCAAACTTCTTTTTTGCTGCAGCTTTACAAGCTGGACTAATTTTTCCCATAATATTTTATTTTAGCAAAAGCCGCAGCTAATGCAAATTGGACAGATATTTTCCATAATTAAAAATTTGATGCTAAATTAATTTCATTTATTGCTTCTTGTATTTCAGCCAACCCCACAGGAAGCGTAAGGTCAAGACCGGCTTTAAATATTTTTTCCATACTACCAGACTTAAAAATAAGAACAGTAGGTACCATTCGAACTCTATATTTCTTTTTAGCTTGTGGCGCTTTTGATATATCAACTCTATAATATGATGCATTCTTTATCTGTTTCCATTCATTAAAACAATTGGCTTCATTAAATTTAGCCCAGAATTCAACAACTATCGTTCCGTCGTTATCATCCCCAAAAGCATTATCATTACGTACAGTTTGATCAAAGTTACTATCGTCAATCCAGTATTTTTCTGGAACATCTGACTGCGCGTATGTTAAAGCGCTGATTAATAATAGGATTAAATTTTTCATTGATTTTTTCTTATTTCATATAAACGTTGATCTATTTTTTCTAACTCTTCTAAAATTTTATCAACATCATCTTGTGTGTCCATTATTGTTTGGCGCACTAACTCATCTTTTAAATCATACTCTGTTCTTGAAATCACCGGCTCAGGAAGTTCTTTAGCAAGAGCTATATCAGATTTTAAAGTAAAATATGTTGTAGCAAGTGATATAGTAAATCCTATAATTATACCTATTGTCTTCAAATCAAGAGTTACCTTAGTGCTTTCTCCTATTTGTGTAGCCATTATCTAAATGTTATATTGATTCCAAAATTAGAGTTAAATATTTCTGAGTCCCAAAATCTAGTATATTCACCCTCTACAAATATTCCTATTGATCTAGTTACTTTCCATCCAAACATTAATCCTGCTTGGTAGTCGTCCCATTGCTCACCGCCTAGTAAATCGTTGTGACCGCCTTTACCCCAGCTGTTACGATGCAGATAACTAAAATCTTCGTTACCTTCTACATAACTGTGATGAGGCATGATCCAGTTACCATATGCGTGTAGCCAAAAATTATTTTTATAATGATAAAAATCAAAACCAACAATTGGTGCTATCTCAGCAAATGGATCAAGTTCTGCCCACGCTTCCCGGTTAAACCGATTCATTAAACTACCGTATATACGATCTCTAAAATCTTCGTCGGTATAAGCAACTATATTACCTTGTGGATCTCTCCAACACCAATGATACATTATTTCATTAGTGTTTAAGTTTTTATGTTCTATTAGTTCATCTACAAACCCGTACTCATAACCTAAGGTCCACCATGGATGTAAAGCATTTCCGTCAGCATCCATTTCATTTAACCATATTTCAATAGGATTGTAACCGTATGCTTTTTGATGTGTGCGATATATAATACCTGCAGATATACTTAATTTATTTCCTATAGGTAATCTAGCTCTTACTTCGCCAGACATATATTCAAACCCAACATTACCAGATTCTCTAGACTCAAATTTACCTATATGATATTTACCAGTGTGTCTTATGAATAAACGTCTATTATCAAATTCGTTTCCGTCTACTCTTTGTTTTTCCCAGTGCAATAAATATTCTAAACCTTTTACTGCAGCTGTAGGCGCAGATAAACCTACGTTGTTTTCTGTACCGTTATAAAAATTTGGTTTGCTTTCATAGCCAAACCTTGCTAGCTTACGTAAACCAACACCAAAACGATAGTTATTTGGATGATATGTTGTTTGATCTATAACGCGAGGGATATCGTACAAGTTATCAGGGTTAGTTCTAACAAAATACTTTGCTTGCTCTAATTTAGCATTACCCACATTACCTGCAGCATATACGGTGCCATACTTTAAAAAGTCATCGTATAAACCTTTAAGAAACTGTGATTGCACATTAAAGGATAATAGCACTGCTATAAGCAGAATTAATTTTTTCATATTACTTCGTATTTCGTTTTGTTGTTTGAATCTCTATAAGCTTTTAAGCATCTGTTTCTATTAGAGTCAGGAGATACATAACTAACATGTACCCAATCAGGGTTGTTATCTGTTCCAAACTCCCATATGAGCTGATCAAAATCAAGATTGTTTTTTATGTAATTATACATTTCTGCGTTTGTTTTGTGACCATATGTGTCATCAATATCAATTGCACGGCCTTCACAATGTTGTGATTTTGAACTACCTCCGATTGCTTTATTAAGCTCAACCGAACGAAAAAATGAATTAATTTTTATAGGGCCACCTACCCATTTGCGTAGTGGCTCAAATATGTTTTCTGCAATAACCTGCATATTAGTCTTCTCATACTCGTTAGGTATATTGTTTATACCCCTTCTTTTGGCTGTGTATGAAAGCGTAGCTTCTTTATAACTAATGTGATCGCTTATCATTTTCTTCTCTTTACAGATTTAACACGACGAGGCTTACCGGCTGGCTGGCCTAATCTTTTCTTTTCAGCTATTTTTTTACGCTTTTCAGAAGAAGACATTTCAGATGCTGTTTTAGGTGTAGCGCTAGATACACGCTTTTTAGGGCGGCAATATGGCACACCTCTTTTTTCGCCTTTTCTTCTACCACATGGCTTACCTGTACGAACGTCAACCCATTCTTCTTTAAACCATCTACGTAGAGCAGCACCCTTTTTAGTTTTTCTTACTGCCATTATTTAGGTTTCTTATGACCACATCCTTTTTTCTTCAAAGCAATATGCTCTGCAAATGTTTTAGCTTTAAAAGCTTTTCCTTTTTTTCCACAGTACATCATATGAGGCTTAAAATCTTTTTCCTCTTTTTTCATGTACATTTTTCCTTCACCTGGCATCTTATTTCTTTTTAGATTTATTACCCCAATTTTTTGCCCCAACCTTACGACATTTACTTAGCGCTCCACTTGCATATGCAGACGGAAACACTTTATATCTTGCTTTTACTTTATGATAACACGCGTCTTTTTTTGCCATTACTTTAATGATTTACGTTTTATAGATTTTCTTTTAATTCCTTTTGGCTTTTTCTTTTCGTTCTTAGTGTCTTCTTCAATTAATCCAACATCCCATTTGCTATAACCTAAAGCTAAAGATATAGCTTGCCAATTCTCAACGTCCTGACGCACAGGTGTAGTAAGGTTATCTAATTTACGTATTACGCGATCTGCTGGAATATTAGTAGTCGCAGACACAATTTGTCCAACCGCCATATAAGCGGGGTTATCTAATGTAAAGCCTGCTTCAGACATTTTTTCTCTTGTGTTTCTATACGTGAATGCTCTACCTGCAGATGCTAGCTTAGTTATTTTAGAGCTAATAGGAGGGGATAGCTTTAATGCTTCATATGCTACTTTTTCATAATTAGGCCTACCTAACTTAGATTGTCTAATACCCTCAAGCACCATATTTTTTAATGTTGAAACAACTGCTCCGCCAAAACCTAAACCTCTAAGCAAACCATCAGCTGAACTATTTGCTACTCTAAAATATCGGTTGCGTACTTTTTCCTCTTCCTCGTCATCATCAAAAGCCATTGCAAATAAAGCAGATTGCAAAGAAGAAAATATAATGTTTTGTACAGCGCCGTAATACATTAATTTACTAAGATTTGTTTTCCAATCACCTCTACCATAAGCTAAATCTAAGGCAGCCTTTTTTGTTAAGCGAGCGTATTGCATAGGTGTGTTAGCAAAAGCTAATATAATGCGTCCTAAACCGCTTGCTTGCTGCATAGATATGCGGTCTGGACGTGAAGATTGCTGTGACTCTTCTGCTATTTCTTGAAAATCTAAAAACGCTTGTTGCTGTGCGTCTTCCATTTTCATTCCTTCTTTCATATATCGATTTAATCTATTGCGATAAAACGATGCGCCACCTATAGCTATTGCATGCGAGTCTGCAATTTGTGTTGGCAAAAAACCTTTTTTAAGAATGGATGCAATAACTGATCTGATTGGATTTCTACCGTCTTCTGCTGCTTTTGCAATTTCATCTGCGTTTACATCTGTTTTCAAGCCCGAGCGACGTTCTTTTAAAAAGTCGGAGTTAAATAACATAGTGTAATCATCCCAGAATTGATCGCTATTCATAAATGCATCTGCCGCTGCAAGAGGATTGTTATCACTAAAGTTTATAAAGTTAACAAAAGACAATTGCTGTAATAATGCAGATCTAGTGTTAAAGAACATAATAGCACCAACAGAATCATTTACCCAGTTTATAAATTTATTTGTTAATCTATTACCGCCTGTAATTCTACGTCTACCTGTTTTCATTCTATATAGAACATCGCTTAATGCTTCTATATATCCATCACCAAACGCAGCTCGCAATCTGTTTGCTGTTTCGCCTTCTATTTCACCACTTTGCCCAAACTTACCAAATATTTCTTCTGCGTTAGAAAGATATTCTGCTAAAAACTTTTCTCTTGACGATGTATTAAGGTAATCCAAGATATCCGTAGTTAGCGTGCCTCCATCCCAACTTTTTTCAACCTCTGGTGTTTCAGCAAAATTAGTTAAGTTTAATACTTGTCCAGCAAAGTTTTTAAGAGCGGTATTTGAAGACACTATTTTCGTTAATTCTTTTACTTCGGTTTCAGAAAGCCCAGGTATTTCCATACCTCTTTTCGTCCATATATAAACTCTTATTGCTGTTTCATTTGAAAAACCGGTTTCATTTGCTGCTTTAAGTTTTATATTCTGACCTCTTAATATTTTTTTCATTTGTCTAAACTGTCCCATAACAGTTTGACGATATGTTGTAAAATCATTTACGCCTTTCGCAAACGGGTCAAATAAGTTTTGCTTAAACCAGGCTAAGTCAGCATCACCTTGTTTTCCAGAGCCAACCATATAATACATAAGACCTGCAAAGTCATCAGCTGATGGCGGTATAAAGAATTTCCACTTACCTTTGTTTTTGCCAAGCAATCGCGCTTTCTTTTCAGATATTTCAACATTTGCATCAATTTCTGATTTGTTACTAATCTTTTGAGCTATATCTGAACCTAAACTAAATTGAACACCAGGAGCTATCATTCCGTTATCTTGCATTCTGTCAAACACTTGTCGCCTTTGTTCAGGCGTTAATGACTGATAACTACCGCGCGGTTGATTTGCAGATTGAGGAAACATTTGTCTAGTAACGGTTTCAAGCATGTCAAACTGGTCCTCAGCTTTAATTTTATTATAAGCTTTTTCGTTTGCTTTTATTTTATCATAAAATTCATTAGCTAAGTTAAATTGAATTTTACCATTTTTATATATTTTACCTTTGCTATTCTTTTTTAACCATCTTTCTTTATCTTCATATGTTGCAGTTTTACCAACGCCACCCTTGCTACGCGGCTTGTCCATAGCTTTTGCGTCTTCTAAAGATATTAAAAGAGTACGAGAAACTATAGGGGAATGTTGGCCTAGTACAACATTAGAAAAGCCTTTAGATGCAACTCTAACGCTAGGATCCATATGTTCATGCCTCCAATTTGTTACAACTTCATCATAAATAATGCCCCCCTCTAAAGTGCCTAAAGATTTTTCTCCATTTATTATTTGAGAATTTGCACCTGCTAATTGTTTAGAAAAAATTAATCTATTCAGTCTTTCAAGGCTTCCTTTCTTTTCTTGATTTACAAAATCAACCTCTAAAGATTTTAACAAATTAAATAATTTTTGTCTAATTAAATTTGCATTTTTGTTGGACTGTATGTCAAATATAGCTTGGTTGTCTTTTGATATACTTAAATTGTCTTTTATAGTTGTTAAATTATTAGAGCTTAATAATTTAGGACTTTCAGATTTAGTAGCTTCTAAAAGATCATTAAGTAAATCTCTACTTGTTTGTGAATATTTAGCAATATCTGGGGACGTTGAATAAACAGAATTTCTATAAGCAGCTTCAAATCTTTCTTTTAATTCTAAAGCCTCAGGGCTATTCTCATTCAACACGGTCCCGTCCCTTAGTTGCAATTTTTTTATGTGTGTTGGCTTGAATGTAACGCCATAAGAATTAACTCTATAATGATCACCTGAGTAACTATTTAAAAGACCATATAGTCCGTATTGAAAAAGCTCGCTTGGCATAAATAACCTAAACTGATCTTGCATATCTAAGAAGTCTTTCAAATCTTCATATATAAAAGTTTGATTACCGCTGCTTTTATCTGCAATTAAAATAGAAGTTTGTTGCAATTTTTGTATTTGGCTATCGCTCAGGCCGTGAATACTTTTTAGTGCTTGTTTATTATTACTAATAACACCATCTAATGATCCTTGATATGTTTCTGCTGTTTCATAACTTAACTGCAAATCTGATGTCCCTGCTCCAATGTTTAAATTAATAACACCCGCTTTATCATTTTGTAGTTCTATTAAACTTCTTACTGTAGTATTAGTCATTAGCTTACCGGCTAAACGAATCATAGCTAGCATAGATTGAGCTTGTGGCGACTGACCACCAACAGGTATAAATGTACCATCAGGTCTTATACCAAAAGGTTTATAAAAATCTTGAACAGTTAAGTTTTTCTTTAATTCAAAAGGTATTAGCCCCGCGCCTTTAGTTAATCTTTCTTGTTGAGTGTAAAAAGCCTGCTGCAGCTTTCTAGGTACCATTGTGCCTGTATTAATAAGCTTTTCTGATGCTGCTTCTTTTATAGAGCCGTCAGGCAACAACGCTAGCAATATTTTTGCATTGTCTTTTAATATTTGCTGAACGCCGGGTATTTCTTTTTGGTTCAAGTTTTTTGTTGCTTGCTGCACTTTAATTGTTGGTATGCCAAAAAATTGACCTGTTATTTCAGGTGCTAAATCATTAAGTTTTTTAAACGTAAGATTGTTTACATCAAGATCTTTTAAAGCTTCTTTTACAGCGTCTATATAGGCATTTTTTAAATCATTAGGCAATATATCTAATGGGTTTATTAAGCTTTCTAATCTTTGGTTTTCAGCTGCAATAAGTTCCGACATATCACCAATTTCTGTATTGTCAAATTCAACCCTTTCTTCAACCTCAGATATATCTGTTGTAAATTGTTGTTGAGTTGCTTCGCCTTTTTTAAGTACAGAATTTATTTTGTTTTGCAGCTGTGAGTTAACCCAGCCTGAAAGATTGTCATTAACTTCAGGATTGAAATTACGAATATGAGGTATTAATTCTCCAATGGCATCCATAATAAAATCTTCTTGATTAAAATCAGGAAGTTGCCTCATCTGAGGTGTTATTTTGCTGCCTATAAGCTTTTCAAATGTGCCTGCAGTATACATTTTTTCAATAGCAACTTCAGAGCCTTTTTGTTTCCACTGTTGCAAGGTTTGATTTGCGCCAAGCTCCTGCACAAAACTTTGATCAGCAGTACTAAATTGCAAGGTTGCTTGCTCTGCTGTTATTGGCCCGCCGATTGCCTGTAGAGCTGCTTTGGATAGTTTACCTTTTTTAATACTTTTATTGTATTCTTTCATAAAGTTATAAACACCTTTACCGTCTTTAAAACTTATATTTGTAAAACCTAAAGGTCTTAAAAGAGAAACAATAAAATCACCTATTTTTGTAAATAAGCTATCTTCAAATTTTATTTGTTTTTTCGTAATAGCATCAGAAAATACAGTTAAATATTCAGTATTGTATTGATCTGGCCCATATTTTTTCATCAATTTTTCCATAGTGTCTCGCTGTTCACTTGACAATCTTTGTTTAAATTGAGAAACAATCTTACCTTGCTCTTTAGAATTACCTATTTTGGCATTTAATATTGGGTGTAAAATTTCGTGAGCGCCAACATTAATTTGACCGTATTTTGCAGCAGCCTGTTTATCAATATATATTCTGCCATTAAATACCGCACCGCCTACTCTGCCTGAATTTATTTTTGCTAAATAATCAGGCGTTATTGTAACATTATCTTCTTTAAGCTTTGCTAAAAGCTCTTCTTTGTTATTTACTATAGAAGGGTCTTCAAGGTTTAATTGTTTAGCCGCTGTTGTTGCAAAATCAGTTGTTTTTTCTAATAAACTAGATCTTACTCTATCTATAATTGACGCTGTAAGCTCATCTTGCTGCTGTGCTATTTGAGAAATTTGTTCGTTTGTTTGAGCGTCTCGTCTTCCAGGTTTGATAAACTCTTGTTGAATTATATCAATTTCTGAATTAATTTCTTTTTTTCTATTTTGAGCGGTCCTACTATTGTTACCCTCAAGCTTTTGTTTTTCAAATTCTAATTCAGCTATAGCTGTTCTTTTAGAGTCATCTGTAATTCTTTTATCAACCTGAACTTTATTAGTTGCTATTCTGGTTTTTCGATTAGCTTTTTCCTGCAGTGTATTGTCATTTTTAATTGACAATGATATTTTTGCTAAATCAATTCCTTCGTTATCGTCAATAAAATTATTAATATCTTGTCTAGAAACTTTTTGATTTCCAATTTTATATTCAGGTTTTTTAACAACGTTTGCAATGTTTCCTGCTTGCATTACAGAGACTGGGCTTAGCCCAATAACTTCTAATACACCTTCTTTTAAATCAATTTCATCTCCCGAAAAAGATTGTGCGGCAATTTCACCCGTAAATTCACTAGTGCTACCAACAGCAGTAACACCAGCCCCTGAAACAATAGCTCCTGCTCTTTGGCTACCACCTAATTCTAAAACTTTTTTATTTGTAAAGCCAGCAAGTTTTTTAGCGCCAACCCCTCCTATTAGATTAAAAAGCGTTATAGTACCTGATCTTGTTACAGCTCTATTTCTTGCTTTTCTCATTGCCTCTTCATCTTTGAAGAAACTATCTATATCTTCTTGAGTATAATTTTCGGGTAATTCTCGCTTTATGCTTTCAGCCATTGATCCGAAAAGCTCAGCGCCTGCTCCAACTCCAGTAAAAAAACCATAGGCGCCCTGTGCCGCTTTCATTCTAGCGTCTCCTTTGCCGTACGTATAACCTAATGTGCCGCCTCCCGCAGCGTAAGGCAATACTTCTTTTGAAAATTGTCTAGCTGTACTTCTCGCGCCAATTAAAAAAAGATTATCTACGCCTTCTTCAACAGTAGCTCGAAGCGCTGCATATATAAAATCAGGCATATATTTACTACCTTCTTTTTCATATTTATCATAAGCGTTATTCCAAGCAGCTTCTCCCGGCGTTTGAGAATAAAGATCTTCTTTTTTAAATAATTCAAAAATTTTTGCAAGATCCTCTTCAGGAACATTTTTAGAATATTCTGATGAATACAATGCTTTTTGCATAAACTCATCATACTCCGCACCCACGCTGCCGCCTTTCCATGCGTCACCTAATTGTTTAAAAAAGCTTGGCTCACTTTGTAATTCCAAAGAACCATTTGCCGAATTTAACTCCGTATTGTTTTCGGGTGCTACAATTTCCTCCACAGCCACACCCGGAACTGAGGGAATCGCCTTTCCCAGGCTAAACTGGTTTTGAAAGTCTGCATATTCTTTTGTGTACAAACCATCATTTGATAAGTTTTGAAACAAAAGTTTAGCGTTTTCTTGGCTATTAAATTGCTTTTGAAATTCTTCAAATGACTTTGTGTAGCGGCCATCTGAAAAAAGCTGATTATATAATTCTTTCATTATTGTCCTAAATTATCGTAAGATCCTCCAGCTGAAGATTGATTTGTTGACATTCTTTGACGTGTGTTATTAACTATAGATTTTCTAGCCTCAGGAGTAGCTCCTCCAAGTCTTAAATAAGCATCTAGTATAGAAGCAGGGTCTGTCATATCAACATCTATTCCTCCACCTTTATTAAAGCCCTGACCGGTATCATAATAAAAAGGGTAATTACCAAATTCTTCTATAAACTCATTAAATCTTTCTTCTGTAGGTTCAACTGCTTCAGTAACTTCTTTATCACCTACAAACCAATTCCCTTCTTTAATATATGTATAATTACTTAAAAACTTATCATAAAGATCATTTTGAGTAATAATTTTATCTTTATCTTTATAATCCATTTCGCTTGTTATAAGCTCAAGAACTTGGCTTGTTGCCATTTCAGGGTCTTTGCTATTTAATACGTTATTAGATATAGTGTTTAGTTTATCAATAAAGTCTTGCCCTTCACCTTGATTATACCATGTCTGAAGATCGTCTCTTGTGCTTTGCCCATATTTATATGGTTTACCCGTAGCAGGGTCAATAGATGCTCCCGTGCCAGTTCCTGTTGCTTTTTGTTTAGCAGAGTATTGGCTATACCCATCTTTATTAACATTAAGAAGGTGATCCATTATACCATCAAGAATCATTGATTTTGCTTCGCCATGTCTGCTAGGATCGTTTGCGATTTCAGGCGGTATATTAGCGAGCTTAAAGCCATCAAATATTTCATCATTCATTAAAGAAAGCAATGTTTCCTCACCACCTTTATCTAAAGCGTTTTCAAATTGAAATCTTAATAATCTTTGAGCTGACTCATTACCAGCCAAGCTAACTCCTTTCATACCGTTGCTATACATGGTTTGAGCCTGCTTTAAAATTTCTGTAGTAAACGAAGAGTCTTTTAAAAAGTACTTAGATATATCTTCTTGCCTAAGGGTGCCGTGTGGCGTTTGATACATAGGCCCTTCAGGTGTAACCACATACTTATAATTATTGTTAACAAATATAGAATCTAAAGCCGCCACGCGCTTTACAGGCATACCCTTAGACATATTTTCCCTGTTATCAACATATTCATTGGTTAGTTCTTGCAACTCTTTTAATGAATTATTTACAACGTCTAACTGATTTTTTTGTGCATTCATTAAATCCAAAACTTTAAAATATTCTGGAGTTCCTGATTGATTGTTTTGTTGCATTTGAGCAATTTGCCTAGCATAAGTTGCGTAATTTTGCCTTGCACTCATAACAACAGGCTGAACAGATGCTTTTACCTGAGGTGGCAATTTTTGTGCGCTCCAATCTTCAGGCAGGTCGTTTATTTTTGTTAAAACAAAATTATCAACGCTACGTCTAGAAAGCTCATTTTTTTGTTGATTTCTATATCTTCGTAACTGATCAAACCTATTTTCTTTTGGAGCATCTAAATTAATGGTAGGATTTTTGTATGCCTGAGCCGTTTGCCCCGTAATATTATATACTGCTGTGTTTACTGCCATCTTTTATTAATTTCCAAATTTCTTTTGCCCTGTTATACCGGACATAACAAGATCCCCAAATGACAGCGGAACATTATTGTTTGCTCCAGTCATTCCTCCTGTATTTTCCATCCCCGCGCTAGCTAAATTACCAACTGCTCCAATAGTCTGAGTTAATCCGCCTACAACATTTTGTGTTGCTTGCGCTCTAGCTGCTTTTGCAGCGCCCAGCCTTTGGCTAGCCATACCAAGCAGTTGTGAAGTTTTAGCCGCTTCCATCTGTCTTGATTGCATTTCACCTGCTGCTACCATTTGCTGACGTTGTTGTTCACCTTGAGCTGCTAATTGCTGATTCCTTGCTTCTTGTTGACCTATAGAAGCTGAAGCTGCCGCTGCTTGCTGAGCTTGCGAATTTGCTAAGCTTTGCGCTAATGCCGCTATGCCAGACCCTCCAGCCGCAGCTCCTAAACTGCCCATAATGTTTGCGGCCGACTGTTGGCTTTGCTGGGCCGCAAAATCTGCTGCTTGTGTGTTTACAGTTAGGTCTTCATATGCGTTACCCATGTTTTCATAAGGGTTAGATGTGTCTAATTGAGAATAGCGATCTTTCATAGCATTAAACTCAGCTTGCGCTCTACGCTCTTCTCGTCGTCTTTTTCTGCCGCCTATAAGACCAGCGCCCATTTTTATTATACCGCCAACCGCGGCCGCCGTTGCTATTCCTGCCATAATTTTTCTTTTTTCTCGTACTCTTCAGCGGTTATGGAATACAATGCTTCCTCAACCTCTTTCATGTCTTGTGTGTTTGTAGGATTCTTATGCACATTTATAAACAAAGAATCCTCTAAAGATAATATTAATCTTTTTGCTCCTTTTATAGATTTTTCATAACAAGGAGCTATATGTTCAACTTGTTCACCATCTGTTGTAACAAGTATTCTTCCTTTTAATAAAAACCAAAAATGCTCTGTATGATGCTTTGCGCTAATTACAACACATTCTTTAGGCATATACATTTTACGCATATATAATTGATCTGAAAACTCATTTTCAATACGAAATACGTCATTATTTACTAAGTTTTCGCCATCACCATACACGCCTTCTATATGGTTATTTTCTATAAATACATTTTGTAAAGCTTCTAAATCTGAAGCGACTAATGATTTTTTATTTAATTTAATAGGGGTTTTAGACATATAATTATAATTACATGTTTATTAACTACTTAACACAACCTCACTGCCTACAGCATATAATTCCTTTTTATCAGTGGAGGTTATTTCCATATCAACAACCGCATGATAACCTATAATTCCCGATGTGTTTGCTCTAGCACTCTTTGCAAAAAATATAAAATCACCCGCTGTAGGCCTAGTTGAACTGCTTGTTGTTTCGCAAACTAAACTATTACCGGTTATTGATTTGCAAGGTCCTATTTTATATATATTGCTACCGCTTTTAAAGTATACAATATCAGCTCTATCGCTGGCTGTGCTGTCTGCTTGTATAGAAACGTTAAGCGGATTTTGAAAGTTTAATGTTATATCTGGCATTTTTTATGTTTAATCTCGTTCGAATGGAAGTATCTGGCTGGGGTGCATTTTTCGTAATTGAACGGTTACAGGCGCATAATCAAGAATATGAGTATATGCACTATCTAAATTAAGCTGAATCCTTAATTGTAATCCATAATAATAAGTTCCCGCAGGCAATTTAACAAATGCTAATCTGGGGTAGGCTCCATATATAGTTCTTTGTTCAGCCCTCTGTTCATATATTGATAGAGATATACCATCAGAATTATCTTCAACATACATTCTTCTATACCCCGTCGATCCTTTGGTTAGATAAAACGGCATACGCTGTCTGTGATATAAAAAACTTCCGTTAGAATAATTACTTAATCTTGCAACCTGCCCGGACATATTACTTGTAACTCTATGTGATTGCCTCGTGTTTTGACTATTGCTTGTTCCCATTGCAAACTGCTCAAAAGCGGTTTTAAAAGCATCTCGTTGATTGATTGTTTTAAAAAGCCTAAAATCTATATATGAAAAACGAGCGCCATCTTGCCAATATGTATTAGGAACTCCCTGCTGTAATTCCGCCGTACCTTCCATTTCAGGAATTGATAAATTAAGGCCTAAAATAGCTCCTCCTGTTCCAACTACTAGCCTTCCCGCCTGATTACCTATTGATGAATAATTAACAAACCAATCTGGTATTCCCCCAACCGTATAAATAGGCGATGCATTAAGACTAATATTATAAAAACCCAGACTTTCTAGCGAGCCGGTGTCAGCTCCCCTTTCCAAAGTTCCTAAATAGTCCGCTACTGGTGGGGTATTTACGGTTATATCAACTGTTTCGCCTCCACCACGTGCGCCGTGCTCATCTATTGGTATGTAAATAAATGTGTCATCAACACCTGCTGCAGGGTTAGCTGAATTATTTTTATAAATTACATTAGAACCGCTTAAAGAATAAGGAACCCTAACAATACCCGTTCCATTAGAGTCAGTTAAAGTGCCGCGAAGAGGTAGTTTTTGGATTTCAAAACTTACAGTATCAGACTCGGCGTCAGTAGCTGTTAAAGTTATTTCTTCGCTATCACCTTCGTCTATTGTAAGTTGATTAAAAGTAGCAATAGGCGCGGTATTTACATTAATAGTGACTGTTACCTCGGTGCTATCATTTTTACCGTCGCTTGTTTTAAATCCAAAAGAAGTGCTACTATAAGATCCACTGCTATAAAAGAATACTACAGTATTTTTGGAATGTCTCCCTCCTTCTATGCCTAAGACTCTAGGTGTTTGATCTATAAGCCTATCTGAGCTGTAATCATTATAATAATAACTTGGAGCAGAAGCTATACCATAAGGGTCGGAGCTGCTTAAGCTGTTTACTAAAAGAGCGTTAAATAATTTACCGTTGCTAGGTATTGATGTTATTTTAAAATCAACTTCAGCGCCTTCTGGATCTGAACCGGTTAAAGTTATAGCAATCCAGCCATGCTGATTAACTTCTACGGTTTGAGGATCTGCGGAAGGCGGGTTATTTGTAGCTGCAATAGTACCCGTTACAGTACACTCACTGTTGCTATCCTGAAAGCTATCATTAGCTTTATATTTAAAAGTAGGTGAAAAATTCGTTGAGTTGTCATGCTTAAACCTGACTTTATTTTTATTACCATCTGTTAATAAATGAGGCGCATTTATAGGTGTTGAAAATGTAACGTCATCTTCCTCATATAAATCACCAAAAGTAACATTTTGAGTTATTTTAAAAACAAGTGTGTCATTATCAGGGTCTGTGCCTGTTAAGGTTATAACCTTACTAGAGCCCTGCTGCCCATTAAAAGCTTGTGTTGAACTTACAGATGGTGCTCTATTTATTAAATTATCTAAATTTAAATTTGAAAATACGTCAGTTGCCCCTACTATTAAAACAGAAAATTTTGCACTTATGGTTATTTGATTTGTACCGTCGCCAGAAATATTCATGTCTCGAATATTAAACAAAGTACCTCCGTTTGAATCTTGAACAGAATTTGTAAAATCGCTTTCATTTGAATAAGCTGATGAAAACTCTACCTCTTTTCTTACATATAAATTAGTTGTTCCATTTATTACTATTGAAAGATCTTCCTCTTCAAATGTATCACCGGTTTCATCAGAATAATCAGCCCCTAATTCACCTATCAAAGAATTATTCGTAATATTAACAGAGTTTATTAAAGATGCAACATTAGTATAAGCCGCGCCTATTACAACTGATATTAATTCTGCAGCTTGTATTTCCCAAGTAAATGGATCATTATTAGTTAGACCATTTTTTGTGGTTACAGACGAAGGAGAAGTGCCACCCTGTAAGCTTAGTTGGTATTTTTCTTTGCTTATAACCGCAGGAAATTCTATATCAATTTGTTCAAATTTTCCAAATTCATCTAAAACATCAGACAGATTCGTAGGGGAGGAAGTAAATTCATTTAATTCAAAGTCGTATGTATAATTATTATCATTAGTTATTGAAAATAGAAACGAAGCTCCAGGAGTTCCTGTTATTGTAATGTCTCTAACAGCACCATTTTTAGGTATTATTGAAGTGTCCATTTCAAAATTATCTATAGCAAATAAAGGTGTGGTTTCTTCTATTACATTTGGATAAAATACTATATTGTGTTCAGATAGGTTTTGTTTTAAAAATTGCCATTCAACTTTTATTTTAACAGATGTTAGATATCCATCTGTATATACCCTATCAAAAGCAGTAAAAATATAGTTATCACTATACGATTCACCTACTAAAATTTCATAATCTGGGACATCGTTTAAATAATAACCTGTGGACGTAGCGAAAGTTAATGTGAATAACGTTTTTATTTCATTATTTTTACCAATAGCAGAGTAAGAGCTAGAAGAAGGGGTTATTGATATATTACCTTGCTGCTGAAAATAATAACTACCTGCTATTGAAAACGTAAGATCGTTTACATGAATTGCGCTACCGTCTATATCAATTGTTAATTCTGTATTAGAAGACGGGGAAAATGTATCTAACAAATCTATGTCTATTTGAACTCTATTGTCAGACGCATACGCTACGGTAGTGTCGCTAAGTTTAATTCCATTAACAAAACCATTACTATTATTGCTGGTATTTATATAAGCACTTAGTCCAGAAGTATTATTTTGAAAATCTGCAGCGGCTACAATATAGTTTGAATCAATAGGATCAATAAACATTACTGCATCTGTACTGCCTAAATTCTGGTCTTTTGAAACCGTAATTGAAACATCTGATATTTTTTTACAGTTTGTTAATGCCATATTAATCGTTATTTTCTTTAATTGTTATTGTAACTTCTGTTTGACCAACCGTATCTTCTATTGACTGCAATGTGTCTATACCTTGTGTTGAAAATTCTTTAGTGTCTAGCCCTCCTGTTTGTGTAATATCATTCCAAGAGTTTTCTATACCTTTGATAAAATTGTAATATTTACCCTCTTCTTCTATAAACGTTGATACATCGCCATTTTGTTGATCAGTTATTATTGATGAGCAAGTCCAACCAGTGTCCCCCTCATAATTAACAGTTTTGTAATTTTTAATTTCTGAAGGATTTGAATTTAGTATTAATTTAACTGAAGACTTTTCTGCTGACCCTCCATAGAATGTATTACGTGTTTCATTATTATGTGAATATAGTTCGCCATTTTTAAAAGTATAGTAAATACTGTTCAATGATAAACCCGACTCTGGTATATAAGATTTTCTACTTGGCCAACCTTGAGCTTCCTCTTTATAGCTAACAGTATCTAATGATTCTAAAATTTCACCATCATTACTTTCTTCTACTAATGTTAAATTATAATTTCCTTTTCTAACATCAAATGTTCCAATTATTCTATTTGATAAATTTAGCTTATCATAAAAATAACTTTGCATTCCTTTTGCTGAAATAGATTCAAGTCCATTTCTGGAAAGCCTCATTACCATTCCTCTAGATTTATCAGCAAAGTACATTCTGTAACCATAAGAAGCAAAGCTTTCAGGGTTTTTAGATATACCAAATTCTCCTACAAACGGTATAGCTTGCCCTAAGACTGCTGCATTTGAGGTAACATTGGCATTTCCATCTGCATTAAACAAAGCGTCTTTTTGCGCTAGTACTTTTAAAACTTTATCTTCGCAAAATGTTATAAGATCTGTGTCTCTTGTATGAAGCTTTTGAATTGAACCATATTCAGGGTTTAAATCTTTAGTTATGTTTTCAGCTGCAATAAACTGATTTAATCGGTTTATACCGCTTGTAGAATTAAATATACCTGAAAATATTAATCCATTTTTACGTCTTTCTTCTTTATATTGTTCGGCAAGAGGTGCGGAAACTTTTACACCCTTAGAAATAATTGGAGCGTTAAAATCATCTCTAATCCTGTTTGATTCAACACCATTGCCAAATGAAAAACAATTAAACCAATCTAATTCTTGGGTACCTCCATGCTCGCTTATAGGTAGAGCATTGCTAGCTTCATAATATATATCTATATCAACGGCCTCTTTTGGTTCTGTTTCAAATATTGCAGGGTTAAAACTTCTAAATTGTTGTTCGCTAGAATATTCTTGCAATATTTCTATATTAAACTCTTTATCTTTGCCTATTCCAAATTGCAGTAATGCAGCGTCAAACTTATTTTGACTAGTTGCGTCTACTTTAAAATTTTTAATTCTTTTATCAAGCTCAAAAACAAATAAGATTTGCATATTAGATTTCCAATCTAGCTTTCTGTTTACATTTTCTTTAGCCATTGCGCGATAAGCGTAGTTCTTAATTGTGTATACATTTTTTTCAGGGTCTTGTGAAAACCTAATTTTTGTTCCCTTAGTAGTCATAGCGGTAAGAAAACTTTGGTATCGCCCTTGCGAATCAGCTTTTGCATCGGCTAAAGTATGAGCTGAAACGTATTGTAAGCATATTTTATTTCTTCCGGGACCTATAGGCTGATCAACCCACCAGCTATAATATTTATTCCCACTAGGCATTAGAGTTAATTTAGTTCCTTTTCTATCACCCATCCATTTTCTTGGACGATGCTGATCCACAAAAAATCTATTATGCCCCCTGTCTTCTCTCCAATGCCTATACGCCGACTCATCACCTCCAAACCCAAACCTATTTAAAATAGCGGTTGACTCTACTATAGAATATTCATCTTCTGTAAAAACATTTGTTATATTTTCATTTATAACGCCGTCTCTATGTACCTTTGCAAAAAACCTACCCAAGAATTCTTTTTTATTTTTTAGTTCACGCTTAAAAAATTCGACACCTACGCTTGGAGCCCCTTCCGTGCTTCCTGAGTTAGTTCCAGTAGGAAAAAAAACGTTAAGATCTTCTCCAAATTTTTTTTCAATATTTACAGTATAAACATCTTGTTTTGAGGCGGACCCAAAAGGCTTAGCTATTGACGATATCTCATAAAATTGTGTTTTTCCAAGGGAAGGCGCGTATATTTTTAAATATCTGCTAGAGTCTAGCAATAAATTTGTTGATTCACCAAAAACTTCGTTAAATGAATCTTCTCTTATTTCAAAAAAAGTAGCATCTTTTTTAGGAAAATTAATATCATCAAATATATTTTGTCCGGTTGTTGGGCTTTGCACAACTCCATAAGAACTATAAAATAATTTTAATTCTTCCGGAGCTTCATTTTTAATATCTATAATTTTATATTTTGCAGTATCTGTTATTAAATTATCTGAGTTATGTGCTTTTTTAAGTATTATAAAAGTTTCTTCATCAACTTTATTTCTTTCAGATGATGGAAAGCTAAGCCAAATATTTCCGTCTTCCGCGTCATACCAGCGGTCCATAGCAAGGTTATAGTATTGATTGCTTGTTTCTTTTATGTAATATTTAAAATTTGTTGCAAATACAGGGGGATCATTATTTACGGACACTTCAAAACCGCTATATTTATTTGAATAATCTTTATTTAGCCTCAATACTCCAGAATCATCAGTTTGGATTGGGGTTTCACGGCCGTACTGGTCTAAATAAGTTACACCTAGCTGGTATGTCCGCATTGATTTTATAGATTTACCATATTTTTCCTCTCCTTCAGGCTGAAACCTAGAACTGTTAGCACTGCAGGAAAATTGCATTGCTATATTTTTATTTAAATTGTCTATTAAATTAAAATTTTGTAAATAATTACCATATATTAATCTATTGGCAACAATTTCTTGAGCTTTTGCTTTTTTAGGAACGTTATCATATGGCCTTAACAACTGATTAGCAGGTAATACTTTATGTATTAATTCAGATTCAATTTCATAAAAATTTTCTTTCCATTCTTGATCAGAATATTCAAAGGATTTTATACTATATATATTGGTGCTAGAATCTTTTTTAAACAATATCTCTACTTCAGTAACTTGGCTAGGTATATATGAATTAATAAAATTTGATATTTTTAAATATCTTAAATTATTTGACATACCTGTATTAAACCCTCTTGCTGAATCATATTCAAAATCTCCAGGTACGAAAGCAGACTGTGTGAAGGGGCTCATTGGAGAGTACTCCCCGTCTTTGTACTTATACCTATAAGCAAACCTTACAAACTCTTTTTCAAATAAAGGATCCTCTTGCACAAGCTCAAAAACATATAATTTTTCTGAAATAGGAGTATTTTCAGAAATGGAATCTATTTTAAAGCTATAAGTGTAACCAGTTTGAGGGGCGCTCCTGCAAATAGCATTAATTTCTACACCTATTTCTTCATCAGAAACTTCTTCTGATAAAAATATTTTTATTTTGTCATTTCTCTTAAAATTTGGTTTAGCCAAAAGATCCACACTAAAAGAAGAGTAACTTGTACTGCTTCTAAGTGTGCCACCAACTGAAAAATTAACTATCGCTGATGCTGTTATTACAGAGGGGGTGCCATCTCTTTCAAACCTATTGGTGCTTGCTATTGTAAGTGTAGGAGCTTCTGTAGGTCCACATTTTATAACCGTTATATCTTTTTCTTCAAAATCGTATTCGGTACCGTCATATTTTATAAGCTTAGTGTGCGTGGAAAAATCTTCACTGCCTTCTTTGCAATCTTCTATGTTTATTTTTTTAGGCTCAGAATTGTCATCTGTAAAAAATAATAATCCGTCAATTATATTAACACCTGTTATTAATTTTGATTTATCAAATTTTAAAACATCTGAAGTATCTACCAATACAGGGCTAACAATTCTAGTTGACTCGTCATACTCGGCAATAGCATCAATATCGTCTCCAGCTATAAACCAATATATTTTATTATTTTCTGTGTCTGCTATTGATCCAATACATTTACCGCCTGTGATGTTTATAGCTGAATTATAAGCAAGCTTATTACCTAAAACATTTTGCATAACACCAATATCCGAACCATCAGATGTTGATATTTGCACATTTAACGCATCTCTATATTCGCCATTAGGAACTATTCTTTCATCAAGGTCTTTATTCATTTTACCTTTGATGAATACGTTTTTGGTTATTGGCATATATTAGTGTTTAATCCATTTAGATTTTCCTCGTAGCGTTTGCGTAAGTTCTTCTGTTTTTAAATTTGACAGTCGCAGCTTAGCCTGCCTTACAGCTGCAAATCTTTCTTTTTTAAATCTTGCTACAAGATATTCGGGTGTGTTTTGCCTAGTTGATAGTATTGCATGAGCTATGCTTTTGTACATTGCCTCTTCGGCAAATTTATGCACAAGCTTTTCTTCTTCAGTTGCAACCCCATCACTTATGTATTTAAGCGTTATAATACGTCCCGAGACATGGCTTGAAAAGAATATTTTACCTCTAGCGTTATCTATAAAAAATAAACCGTTAGAGTTCATATGTTCGGGCGAAGAGCCAAACCGTTGGCCATAAAGTACTTGAAATGTATTATTTGTTTCTGTATAAAAATCATTTTTAGCTTCTTCGGAAAAGTCTTGATTTTTAAATTTTTTCCATGTTTCGGAAGGTGTTGCTGTTAATAGATTACCCTCACTGTCAAAAAGATAATTGTAATTGTCATCTTGTAGCAGTGGAGTAGGGTTACTTGTTTTAATTGCAGGATATAGTGTTCTTTCTACACCTCCGTCATCAACCCAGCTTAATTTAACGTAGTTTACGTAGTCGTGAGGAAGTTTCATTTGCAAATCAGTAGGAACTTCTATCTCTTGTGATTTCTCGCTCTTAAACGTGTCGTAACTCAATTCTTGAATTGCTCTTTGAGCAAAGAACAATACGTTATTTCTTTTAACCTTTGGTATAATTTTTTCTTCACCTACGTAAGCAACCATAAAGTTGTTTATAATATCTTTTAGTTTTATAAACTGATAGCCACCTAATTTATCTTCAGCATTTATTTGAATTACTGTTATTAACAAACCATTTTTTGGTGCACCTAAATTTGGATCCCCTTCTAAAACGTTTGTATTATTTGTATTTCCAGAAAAAGTTACAATGCCTGTATTGCCATCATAAGCATAATTTTCTATGCTTATTTCTTTGCCGTTTACATATACATCAATATCCGCTTTTTTTGCTGGTATAGGATCTAGCGCAGCGGTAGTGATAGTAAATGTTTTCGTTGTGCCATCACCGGTAAAATTAACGCTGTTATTATAATAACGTTCGTGTGTAATGTTAAATAATGCCATCTATTATGCTTTTTCTTGTTGAACGTCTTTTGCTTCTTCGGCAGAACCAACTTGATAAACACTCGGGTCTTTAATTGATACACCTGCTAGTTGTAATATTTTTATTACAAGATCAGTTTCTTCTGAATCATGCAGTTCAAAATTTACAGAGCCTGTTGCATTGTAAAGTAAATCGCCGTTTACTTCATAGTAATTCCAAACAACCTTGGCTGGTTTTTTAATATAATTAAAACTAACTAAAGGATTGTGTTGATCGTTTAATAGATCTGTAGAATTTTCTGAAACAATAGCGCTGTTACCATATATTTTTACGCCATTGGTATCTCTAGTATATATAGGAAAATCGTCTGTTGGTTTTGAAAGAGGTGAAGATGTAATGTATAAATATTCGTTTTTATTAACGTGCTCGGCTTCTACACCATTATACATTACAGCGCCTAATCTATATAAATCAGATGGAATGGTAAAGTAACCATTAGAATACTGAATTAATTCTGCGTCACTAGGTAGATTAGAGGGCTCAGTATCAGACACTTTGGTAGTTTCAAATATACTTATTTTTTCTTCAAGTATATCAACCATGTCGGAGTATTCTGTGCTGTTGCCCGGTAATCTGCTAAACTGATTTAAATCGTAAAAATACTGCTCGAATATATCTAGCTGCGCTTGATTAGCAAATAAGTTATACTCAACTGGCGCTAAGTAACCGCGTTGTTCTTTATTAAGTATTGCCAATACTCTTTGATATACTGTATCTACACTTACTGCCATATTAATATTTTAATAAAAAGGCCCACAAAGCTGTGAGCCTTTCACAACTTTTAAGCCAAACGTTTTTCTATTGTTTGGTAAACTTCAATACCTTCGTCAGTTTTAAACCATGCGGCTAACGCTGAATAAGGGTTTTCATCAAATGGTACAGTTAAAAGTTTTCTGTCATTGCTAGCCCATTTAAATGTTCGTTGATCGTTTGATAATTTTATAATGCCTTGCTCCACAGCTTTAATTCCCATGTTACGTATATTGACATTTTCATCTTGCGACAATTCTAAGAATAAATAAGGATTTGATCTAGCAAATAATAACAAATCTCTTTTGAGCTCTTTAGATGTCATGGTAGAAACTTTATTTCCAAGCTCAGCTCTTAATATCGCTTCTGCTCTATCAACGTCAGTTTGCGACGCCACATTCAAAGCTTGAATTTCCATTTCTAAATAATCTATATCGTTTTCAGCTATTTTAACAGGATTATATTCTTTATAAACTTTCCCGTTATCTGGATGATATAGTGATAATATTTTTTGTAGAATTACTTTTTCTCTAGGAACAAACAACTGGCCATCTCTAAATATAATATGCCCAAGCCTTGCATTACCTTTAAATTCATCTACAAAAACAGTTTTTTGATTTATGGTATATTTTATTTCTCTTTCATATCCCATATCCTCATCGAACCAATAAATACCTTTGCTTTTTAACATATAAACAATAGGTCTTTTATTTCCTTTTAGTTCGTACAATCTGTCTTTTATTTCCCATTTTGGAGCAGCTTTTACCGCTGCCTTTTTTTCTTTTGCCATGATATAATATAATAAAAAATTTAAAAAAGTAAACCCGAGGTGGTATAACCACCCCGAGTGTTACATAACTAATTTAGCTCTTGAAAAGAACAAAGTTGTTAGCCGCTTGAGTGACCAAGCATCTTTCAGATAGATAGTGAATCTCCATCTTGTCAATGCTTGAACTTGTAGGCCCACCAACTGAACCAGTAACCCAAGATTTCATTCTTCGGTCATCAGCTTCAGACGCACGGTAACGTACGTGAAGGAATGGACGTCTTACATTTTTTCCAAGCTGTTGATCATATACAGATGAAGTTCCTGCTGGAGTAAGAACACCAGAAAGACCACCTACAAGACCACGAGTGGAAGCATCGTTAAGATATTTCCAGTCAGTTTTGTAGAAGTCATAAGATCCACGGCGGAATCCTGTGAAGCCAAGATTCAATGCCATGTCTTCTGAGTTTTCAAACACCCCGTAAGCAGTACCACCTTGTGAACCCGCAGAAAGACCAGCTAAAAGATCATCAATATACAAGTTAGCATCTCTGTTTAAGAAAAGTAAATTTTCTTCGATAGCACCTTGCTTATCAAGTTCTTTTAATAGCTTGTCAAATTCATCAAGCTGATCAGCATCTGTAGTAGCTGAATCAAATTGATTTTCTGAAACAATTCCGCGAGACTCGATAGCCGCAAAAAGTCCCTCAGTGCCCTGCAACAAGTTACCTTCTGCATCAGCAGCAGCAGAGATTCCAGTTCCTGTGTCAACAACTCCGTCGCTATTAGCATCAGTTCCAAATCCTACAGCTTTTTCAGCTTCAACCATAGACATTTCTAAGTAATCTTCAAACCGAACGCGAGTATCGCCCTCAGCTTTCATATACCACAAATATCCTGTTTGTCCAGCTTCTCCAGAAACTTCAACCCAACCAATCTGAGCAGTGTCAGAACCTGAAATCTCAAAGTGATCTTTGATGATAATAGGCTTGTTGGTAAAGCTTTTGAATGTAGGCTGAACAGCGCCGGCCATAGTATCTGTACCTTTGTCATATTCAGAACCGTAAACAAAGAACTTAATAACTTGATCATCGGTATCAGCTATACCTGCTAAGTCATCTACATTTTCTCCGCCGTAAGGCTTGATTGTCAATTGACTAGTGCTAGCCTCAGAACCAGCCGTAACAATAGCTTTGAATACAACGCTATTTACAGTAGCTACAACAGTTGCTCCTTTTCTAACAGCGTGAGCTTCAGTTGTACCTGAATCAATCCCTGTGATTGTATCGATCACACCTGTAGTTGGATTAATCTGACCGTTATAAGCCAAGTGAAGACGACCCTGCTCAGACCAAATAACTTGATCAGAAGCCATAGGCATTTCTGCACCTACCATACGTAGGAAAGATGAAATCGAACGGTTTCCATAACGCTCTACTTCTTGTTGGTAAAGCTCTGGAAGATATTGTTGCGACCAGTTTGCACCACCTGTACCGTGAAAGTTTAGGTAGTTTGTGTTAAGAGTAGCTTTTTCCACGGAGGGGGTTACAATCCCACCGGTTAAGCCACCAAATTGGACATTATTTTCTGCCATTTTTAATAATTTTTAAGTTTAAGTTTTAATTTTGAAGTATCATCTCCTAAAACTCTTGCTTTTATTCCGCTTGTATCATTAGTTTTGTTATGAACCCCTCTCGGGTCCATGTTAATGTTTTTAGCAGACTTCATACTCTCTTTTATTGCATCGGATTTACCCTGCTGATAAAAATGATTAGCAATTGCATCCGGATTCATAGCAGCAAACAAGGATTTGTGATAACCTTTAGCGTCATCCATAACATTATCTTCATTTAAAAACTTTTTAACGAAATTATTAATGTCGCTTTGGTTTGTTTTTACCTCATTAGCATTTTTTACATTAAATCTATAGCGTTTATCTGCAACCTTGAACTCAAAACCTTTGAATTCATCATTAAACACTTGATCTGTTTTTTGTAAAAACACATTCTGAGCTTGTTTGGCTATTTTTGATGTTTCTTCGTTTTCTTTGGTATATCTATTAAAGAAATCTACAGCTTTTTGTTGATCTGGTGTGAGCCTAGACCCCGCTTTAATTTCTTCATAGTATTTGGTTTTAAGACCTTCAAGTTCAGATTTAGCACTTGCTACTTCTTCCTTGAAAGCCAGCTTTTTTCTTTTGATGTCTCTTTCATCGTCGACTTCTTCATCAAATGTAAATTTATCTTCAATAAGAAAATCAATCTCATCTGATGACAAGTGCGGTTTAGATTGTTGATAATATTCTCTAAGTAACGCAAGATCATCTACATTTGAATAATCTTTATTAAGCGCTACATAATCTTCAAGCGATCCGCCTGTTTCATTTATAAAATCAACAACTTTTTGAATATTTTCAGGAAGCTCTATACCCTGCTCCTCTTCTTTTTGAAATGCTTCTTCAACTTCTTCCGCAAGATTTTCTACTTCTTTAATGGTTTCTTCTTGCGTTTCTTCAACTTCTGGAAGTTCTTCTAAAACTAATTCCTCAGCTTTTTCTTTTACTTCTTCTTCTTGTCGTACTTCTTGCAGTTCCACTTTGGCTTCTTCCCCTGCTTCTTCAGCCGGTTCATCTCCGCGTAACACGCTGCCCTCTGCTTCTGGTTCTTGAATGGCATCTTCTGTTTGTTCAGTTTGTTCTGCAGGTGGTTGAGTTAAATCAACCTTGTACATACCGTCTTCAAATACGGCCCCTGCTTTTTCTTGTACAAGTTCTTCTTTTTCTTGTATTGATAGCTCTTCGCTTTCAACGACTTTTGCTTCAACGTTTTCAGACATAATAAAATATTATAAGATTATACACTATACATTACTTGGGTTCAAAAGAACCTAAGTCAAAATCACCGCTAAGTATATCATTTCCTGCAGATTCAAATACTTTTGGCGGTAAATTATTTTTTCTTTGATTTATAAGCTCACTCTGCTGTGAGGCTTGTATTTTTGTTCGCTCGTCTTTACGGTCTTCTTTTTCTTTTATAGCAGACTTAGCACTTTCAACTTCTAATCCTTTGAGCTGCATGTTCATTTGAAACTCAAGCTTCATTAACTCTTTTTTCAAATTAGCCTCATTACTTAATTTTTGCATTTCAAGCTGAGACTCTAACTGTTTTAATTGTGCTTTTTGGCCTGTTAATGCTTGCTGCTTTTGCACTTCCGCCTGAGCAGCAACTTGCTGCGCTTGCGCGTTCGCTTGTGCTTGTGCTTGTATATTTTGCTGTTGCATTTGTTGATCGCGTTCAAGCTTTTTCTTGCGACGTACTTTTAACATTTCGTTTGCTAATTGAACATTTTTTATTTCTCTAAGATCAATAGCGTCTTCTAAATCAACAAGACCACCGCTTAATGCAGCTTGTATATTATTTTCAAGCTTTTGTTTTTCCTCTTCATCTGGCATTAAATCAATAAATATACCAAAATCATGCAAGTGCAGCTCTCCCAGTTCGGCTAACACAGATACATTATGAATACCTATTGCTTGTATAAATGCTTCTCTAGCCGGTGAATACTCTATAACATCAGATATTCGTAATGATATTTTTTCAGCTGTTTCGGCTGTTAAGAATAAACCACTTTGCAATATATGTCTTGTAGCTGTATTACTGTTAGCGGCTGCTAGTTTTTGCACACCTACCAATGCTTTTGGATCAGGCGATGTTCCGTCTCTTGCTTCATTTAGACCGGTAGCATCTCTCATCATTTGTAAATAATAGTTGTACGTGCTTACAAGCGAAGCTATCTTATTGCTACCGCTGTTTGAATTGATTTCTTGAATAGGCACTTTACCTGGGTTCATATCACCATCAGACGTAAATGATCTGCCAATTACAGAACCAGTTTGAAAGAACATGTTTAATGCTTCTTGTGGATTGTAGTTTGTACCATTACCCAAATCAATTTCAGCAAGACCGTCTGCATCTAAATAAACACCGTCTGGCACCATACGCGACATTACTTGCTGCAATTTTAAATGCGTAATTTGAATCATATCAGCAAAGCTGGTAATTCTACTAACTAATGACTCAATGCGACCATTATACATTCGAGGCGCTACTACCGAATAATTCATTCTAACCTTTGCAGCATCACTTTTAGGGCGTAACATATTTTCGCACAATTCCCATTTTAGCAGCATATTAGCTCCCGGCACATAGACACCATCATATAACACCTCTATATTTCTAGCTATTCTTTCAAATCTAGCGCGGGGATCTATTGGCGGGTTAAAGTTTTCATCTTTAACTATAACTTTTTCAGCTCCTGTTACGGTATTTTTAACTTTATAAACTTCATTGTGAAAAGTTTTATAATTAAAATATAATACATCAACAGTGTTATTATCGTCTCTGTTTTTTGTACTTGTAAACTTATTATAAGCTTTATAATTAGAATAAGATCCGCCTGATAGTTTTTCCAAATCTTCGTTTGTTAAATTTGGAAATTGTTTTTTCAGTTCATTAATAGGTATTGTTTTTATTTCGCCTATATAATATATGTCTTCAAAATACGGAGAATCTGTATATGAATAAACTAAATTACTAGGATCAACGTAGTCTATTGTTATCCCTTCCGAATCAGTATATGTTGTTTTTACAGCTCCAATACCTAAAACAGCTAGGTCATAATATATACGCTTTTTAGTAAGCTCATACCTATTTTTTTCAAATGTTGTTGCAATTGCCTGCTCTTCGGCTATTTCAATAGCCTCCTTGTAGTTTAGTTGCATGTGCAAATCTAGCTCGTCCTGGTTAGCCGGTAAATCTGTTATACCGCTTTGGCGAGTGTTCATTTGAAATTCTTGTTGTATAAACTGATCAAGCTCTTTAGCAGCCATATCTCTCAATATATTTTCCATATACTGAGTTCTTTTGTTTACACCAAACGGATCCTGCGAATATGCTTTTATATCGTAAGTTCTATTTGCCATACCATTTACAACTATATCTACAAATTTAGGTATAATAGGAACTGGCTTCCAATCTAAATTAAGATAAGACAAATCACCGTTTATTGACAATTCATCTTTATATTTTTGCACAGATTGCTCACCACGTGCATATAATCTTAATTTGTGAAAATGGTTTTGATTAATATAAAAACGGTTTCCAGCAGAATCTTTTTTAAACCATTCATGCTCTATTGCTCTAGCAACGTCTTTCCCGAACTTCGGGCTAGCTTTTTCTGCATCGCTAAGCGTTTGGCTTGGAAAATAACCTTTTACAACTGATTCAGCCATAATTATTTATTAATTTTGATTTCATGCCTTCGTTTTTATATTTAGCTATATTAAAACTTAGACTTAGTTTTTGTCTTTCTTGTTTAGGTGAATACAAGTGCCTGTTGCATGCCATAATAGCCAATCCTGAGCTAATTGCTGCGTCAAACTTTGTTCTTTTGTTTAGATCGAACTTAGCCCAATCGTTAAGTGTACCATTAAAATACATTTGGCCATATGTTCCTTCATCTGTTAATCCTACATACTTTTGTATGTATGATTCTATTGCAGCTGCATGAGCTTGCTTAATATCTTCACTTGAGTTTGGCATTCCGCCAATTTCTTTTTCAGCAGTAGATAACTTGTTAAAAGTTTTGTCAGGTCTATTAATTGAAAACTTTCTATAACCTCTACGCTTTAAATAATATAATAATCTAGGTTTATTGTTTTCTGCAAGTATTGGCATACCATAAAAATGTAATGCCATTAACACATCTTCAAAAAACATTTCAGCTGTTTGTGGCCGCGCAATATATTCAAGAAAAAACATATTTGCAGGAGCCTCTTCCATACTAAATTTAGTTAATCCATGCAATGCACCCTTTGAGCCTTGCCCGTCCGTTGTTCCTGATATATCGTATGAGTCACAACCAAAAGCGCCTATGTGTTCGTTCCCAGGATATAACACCCCTCTTTTCTCTATTACGCGGTTTTGAAGATTTGCAGGCGGCACCCAACTTACTTTAAACCTGCCGTTTGGGTTTGGAGTAAATACAACATTGCTATCTTTTATTCCGTTTTCCCAGCTAAAACTTCCTTGTGTTACGCCTGCTGATGAATATATATCGTCATTGTAATCTATTTGTTCGTATATTTTTGCAAGATTAAATATACTATTTTGTGTTTCATCTCTAAAAGCGTGTTCTTCTGTACGCGGAAACTGCCTATACATCTCGTTTAAGGCATCCTGGTCTCCTTTTAAGCCATCAACTTCATTGTTCCAATGATCTATAACTCCGACCTCAATAAGGTCTCCATACGGGCCTTCAATTGGTTTTTGCGGCGTATCAAAGACAGGGTTTCCAAAAGAATCAATGAATCCTTCGTAGTTCCATTCCATAGGTATGAACAAAGAATATAATCCTGAGCGAGTCTGTCCATTGGCGTTTCGTTTTGTAACGTCCGAATCATAATACAGTTTTTTAAAGTTTTCGCCACCTTTATCTAAAGCATTGCTTGTAGATCCCATCATACATTTACCAATAACTCGACTACCTAACCTTAATGTTGTTTTCGTGACTCGCCAGTTGTTGAGGATGTTGTCCG